GTTGATCGACAAGTTCTTGTAGGCCTTGTAGTTCAAGGTGAGGAAGTCCTTGAAGGTCTTGAACTGCGACTCGTTCACCTTCATCAGCTGGGTGATGAACAGGAAGGGGTTGTCGAAGACGTCCTGGGAGGTCTGGACCCCGGCCATGCTGAGGATGTCCTCGAAGGCCATGATCGTCATGTTCCTGACGTCCATCTCCGGCTCGAACAAGTAGCTGATGATGTCCGCCGGCTTCACGTCGATGATGTTCTCGGTCATGTGGAAGTTCATGTGGATCATCTTCGGGTGCGTGAACCTCTTCGTCTTGGCGAGGGTCCCCAACTTCTCGGTCAACTCGTCGGCCACCCTGATGATGCTGGAGAGGGTCCCGTGGAGCTCCAAGCTGGAGGTGGTGCACTTGATGTCCAGGATGGTCTTCGTGAACTTCATGACGTCCAAGTTGAACTTGGACAGGTTGTTGCGGTTGATCTCGAGGTCCAACGACGTCTGGGTGATGTCCTCCCCCTCCACCAGCTTGTGCTTCAACTTCTTCTCCAACTTGTCCACCTCCACCTTGAGCAACTCCTCCTCCTCCGTCCTCGGGTACATGTTCCCCTTCTCCCTGGTCATCTGGAGCGCCCTGATCAACGAGTGGATCACCATGGTCTCCTGGAACTCGAACTTCCTGTTCATCCCCACGAAGAAGGTCTCCACGAAGTCCTCGTAGGCCTTGTGGTCGGTCATGGGGAGGTTGATGTTCAAGGCGTTCTTGTTCATGTTGCTGATGATCTCCTCCCTCTCCATCCTCAAGTTGTTGGTGATGAAGTCGTCCTTGACCTCGATCAGCTTCTTGTCCAGCCTGGTCGGCAGCTCGAACCAGTACCTCCCCGCCGCGACCTCCGAGAAGGGGACCACCTTCTTGATGTTCGTGAAGGACTTCCCGGGGGACGCGGAGTGCAAGTTCGTGTAGAACATCTTCAGCTCCTTGGACATGTTGTTCCTGAACATGTGGATGTCCGGCCCCATCAACAAGGTCTCGAAGATGTAGTCGATCGGGATGAACCCCAAGTGGTAGGGCAAGTCCTCCTCCTTGCAGTTGAGCATCGACTTGAGGTCGGAGATCACCTTGTCGTCGTACCTGTAGTACTTCATGATCATCCTCCTGGCCAGCTTCATCATGAGCCTGAGGGTGGGGAGGCAGACCCCGTGCTCCAAGCACCTCCTGATGTTGGACAGCATGAAGTTCACGGCCTCCTCCGGGCTGGTCAAGTCCGGGATCAAGTGCCCGGTGTACAAGTCCTTGATGGTGGCCCAGCACATCCTCTTCCCGATGGAGAACACCGAGTTGAACTCGCAGATCAAGAAGTTCAACCCGGACTTCTTCCAGTTCAAGTGGATGTTGCACAGCCTGGTCACGCAGTCCAGGGCCATCATGTAGTACATGATGATGTCGTCGATGTTGTCCGTCCCGGAGTGGAAGGTCATGAGGAGCATCTTGGTCTTGTCGTCCGACGAGAGCAACGTGGTCGACTGCACTGTGGTGTTGTGCACCTCCTTCATGTACTCGGTCAGCAAGTCGTCCATGTAGTCGTCGCAGATGGCGTGGTAGAAGCTGCTGAAGAAGTGGAGCATCCCCTGGCCCATCCCGGACTCGATGGTGGCGACCCCCCCGTACTTGTAGTGCTCCTCCTTGAAGGCCTGGACCCCCTGGGAGAAGTCCTCCTGCTCCCTGGGCTTCTTGTCCCACTTGTCCTTCAAGATCTGCGGGATCAAGATCTTCTTGTCCGAGAACGCGGACGCCACGGTCAACATGAAGTCCTTGAGCACCTGGGGGATGTCCATCTCCTTGATCATGTAGGCGTTGTGCTCCATGACGAACCCCGGGGCCCACCTGGACGCGTCGGAGTTGAACGACATCACCATCGAGGTGATCCCGGCCTTGTGGTTCAACTTGACCACCTCCCTGTAGTCGTTCATGGTGGCCGACTGCACCTCGGTCTTCTTCCTGTCCTTGGTGAGCATCTCCTTCGGGTGGATCTTGCACAACTCCCTGGAGATGGTCTCGTACAACTTCACCACCAGCCTGAGCATCACCGCCATTATGAGGATCTCCCTCGGGCCGCCGATCTGGGCCTTCGGGAAGATGGTGAAGATCGCGTCCATGGAGTCGAAGTTGTTGCACAGCTCGAACAACATGTGGGTGGACAACTTCTTCACCTCGTTGTGCAGGTTGACGAAGGTCCTCTCCTTGATGATCGACTCCGAGAAGCCCAGCGCCTCGCTCTTGTAGGGGCCCGACTTGAGGGACGCGGTCATCATCATGGCGCTGTCGATGGTCGAGGACATCGCCGACATGATCGCCGCCGACACCTTGGCCTTGTTCTCGTTCTTGGAGAAGAACTTCTTCGTCGCGATCATGATGAAGTTCTTGTCGAACATGTGCCTCTCGTCCTTCGCCTTGAAGAAGTCCTCCATGCTCTTGATGTTCCCCATCGACCACTCGTTGTCCTTCACCTTCTGGTAGTGCAACTGCTCCGTCATCATCTTGTCCACGACCTGCTTCGTCCTGTGGGCGGTGAAGCCGGACTCCTTGTCGAACAAGTTGCAGATGTACATCTCGTTCAGGAGGTGCGAGAACTCCACCTCGGTGTCCAAGTCGAACATGGAGGGGAACTTGAACCTGTCGTAGTCCTTCTTGTTGGACAACAACTTCACCACCCTGTCCACCGAGACCTGGATCGACAGGTCGTTGGCCTTGGAGTACCAGTCCAGCTGCAGCTTCCTGATGTAGGCCTCCACCCTGGACCTGATGGCGAAGGGGGAGATGTCGTCCACCAACTTCGACCTGTCGGTGATGATGCTCGTCGCG